ATATGAACAAGCGTCCAGTAAAGGCTCTTTACAAGAATAAATAATTGTTAGTTACCTTCGCAGGTAACAAACAAGGCTATTGGTATATGAAAAATGCCAAATTAGCACATTCAATGTACGGACAGCCTGTGGCTGGTATCCGACTTGCCCCGACAGCGGGTGCCAAACTGGCACCACCTTCTGCGCCCTACATTGGGCGCAATCGCTGTATAGCCAACGACGATACCTGTGAAGGTCCGAAGGCACGGGGCACTGATTTCTGTATTGGACATCTACGTTCTAAAGGCGAGGCTAAATGAGCATTACCCTTACACAACTCCGTACACAAGTCAGGAACATGGTTGACTTAGACGAAACCGACCTTCCAGACAGCATTGTTGACCAGTTCGCTCGTGAAGGCTTTCAGCGCATCTACTCACTTGAGCGCAGGTGGCCGTATTTACAGGAGACTTACACATTTAACACGGTTGCTAACCAGCGTGAATACACCATTGCCACCATCGGTGATATTCGAGAAATCATTTCTGTTGTAGATACGAGCACCTCGGGTGCTCGGTTAACTTTGATTCCATATGACAACGCCGAAGAAATTTGGCTTGGGAACACAGATGTTCCCAGCCGACCGTACTTCTTTTCTTTCTGGGATAAGAAGTTGCAGTTGTGGGCTAAGCCTGATGCAATTTACCCAATCACTGTTCGTGCTTATCGTAACCCTGTATATACATGGCTAACGAACACAAGCGAGGCAATTGACCTTGATGAGTGGTTCCATGCACTGCTTCCCTACTTTGTGATTGCAAGGGTCTACCAGCGTCAAGAAGACTCTGATTTGTCTGCCATGTACATGCGTTCATTTGAGGAAGGCGTTGGACTTGCTCGCCGTGACTTGATGAAAGCATCAAGCGCACAGCCAGTTATTATGTCTGCTGGTCGCCAGTATCCAACTATGCGTCGCTGGTTGCAGACGCTTGGGGCGACACTTGGACAATGAGTGCCGTATCTGTTGAACGCTACGACGACTTCACTGGTGGTCTAAACCTTCGGGCTGACCAATTCCAGTTGAAGCGCAATGAGTCACCCGACATGTTAAATGTCGAGGTTGACCCACGTGGTGGTTTGTTTACTCGTGGTGGAATCCGTGAGATAAACTCAACAGCAATTACTGGAACATGGAACCCACACAAACTGTATGCGTTTCCTGGTGCAACACCGCACTTGATGTTGGCTAACCACACAAAGGTGTACAAGTCAACTGGTGGAAACTTTACCACCTTGCAATACTCATCCGGCAATGATGTGACTGCAGCACAAACTCATGGTTCGTGCATGGCTGCATGGGGTAAGACTTTGTATCTAACAACTGGTACCGCAGGTAGTGGTGGTTATTCTTGGATTACCACAGATACATACGCTACTGCTTTGACTGCTTCTGGTTCGTCTCCCCATGCGTGGCAGACTACACCAAGTTCATCAGAACATAAGATGCCAACTGCAGAACACATCATTGTTCATGCGAACAAGATGTTTGTTGCGAACACAACAGAGGCTGGTGTGTCACATCCTAACCGTGTTCGTTGGTCACTTGAATCAATCCCAGACAACTGGGATGAAGATGACTACATTGATTTCGAGGGTGGTGGAGAAGGCATTACTGCTCTTGCTGTTGTTAGCGGCCAACTCGTAGTATTCAAACAAACAGCAATGTTTGTTGTATATGGTTATGACTCGACAGACTTCAGGGTTGTTCAGTTGTCACCACAACTTGGCGCTTTGATGCATGAACATATCGCTGTGGCACCTAACGGTGTTTATTTCTTTTCCCATCCACAGGGATTGTATTTCTACAACGGAACACAAGTAATTGATATTTTTACAAACCTAAAGTCGATGTATCCAGATGGCTACATCAACTCAACAGCAGACGACCAAATAAGTGTTTCTTACGTCAATGAACGTGTTTGGCTTTCAATGCCATTTTCTAAAATAACATCTGTTGACTATCCAGCCATCTCTTTTGTGTACGACCCAACAATTAATAATGGAAGTTATGTTGCACATAAAACAGCAGATGGTTATGGTCTAATCGGTGGAACCGATTGGACTAATGCTTCTGGTGAATCTAAACCATTTATGATTCATCCAGTCCTTCCTCGTGTTGTTGAAGTTGATGTTTACGCAGAAGAAAAAGATTTAATTGCAACCGTTGAATCAAACTTTGATTCATATTACCGAACTGGTTGGGTTGATGGTCGTTCTTATTCAATGAAGAAGATGTGGCGTAGACCAGACTTTGTTGTCAAACAAACAGACACCGCAAGACAAATAAATGTCAAAGTATTTCACAACTTTGAAGAAGCAGTTGGCAACGAAAGAAAAACATTTAATATTTCACTTGAAGCATCTGCCGGTGGAATGCTCTGGGGTGAGGGATACTGGGGTTCTGGTGAATGGGGTGTTCAGGCTGCTGGAGCACAGGTTATTCGTGGCTCTAATCTTGGTTTAGCACGTGCCGTGCAATTGCTGTTTACTGGTCCAATTGGTTTGTTCTGGGGTATTGACAGCATTGCTTACAAATTTAATACACGAAAGGTTACTGGATAATGGCTATTACTATTCCACACAGTTTTACTAACGGAACAATTGCGGAGGCTTCTGAAGTCAATGCAAACATAGATGCAATTGAAAACTATGTTAATGGTTTGTCCGATGGAACAAATATTGATTCATCTGCAATCACTGCAGCAAAACTTGCTATCAATGCTGTAACAACAACCAAGATTGCTGACGGCTCTGTTACTGAAGCAAAGTTAGAAACAAACTTGCTTCAATCTGATTCGGTAATTATTGCAGGGCAGGTGTTTGGGTGAAAGAAGCACTTCACATTCCCGCAATCACTGCATTGTCTTCTGTGGATGCTACGGCTATCCGTCAGATTACCTTGTCTTTGGTTGAGGCAATTGAGGACATCAAGAAAGAGGTGGAGACTCTAAAGAGTCGTCCACAGACCAGTGCGTACACAAGGCAAAGGAACGATAGATAATGGCTTACGACCCAAGTATGTTCGAGGCACGACGTCGTGGACTAATGGAGAATTACTCCACAACTGGTGCTGCGAATCTATACAGCAACTTCCGTACTAGGCAACTTGGAAACAGAAACCTTGCCGACCTGCGTCAAGACTTTGAAAAGGCAGCACCAAGGGTTGTTGCTGCTTACGGTGAAAGGAACTTGAATGCACCAAACATAAAGTCTGGTGCTTTTGCAAGAGCAATGAAAGAGTTTGCACAGAACAGAATCAAGCAGGAATCTCGTGCACAACAGGACTTGGCTCAGGGAGACCAACAATTCAATTTGGGAATGGCTCAACTTGGCTCTGGATACAAAAGTAGTTTGGCAGATTTAGAAGCAGATAAGGCAAGAGAGATTGAGCAGACTGCTGCCGATTTGATGAGACTAAGGAGTGGTTACTAATGGTTAATCCGAACACAATGGGTAAGAGCAAGGTTCGTACATACGAGCCGTTGCTTAATCGCAAACCAGCAGGACAAGTTGTTGCTACCGCACCAAAACCACCCGTTGGCGGTGCCATGACCGCTATGAGTCGTGAACCTGCTTTGAACAGAATTGGTCTAAGTCCGACTGTTGCTCCAACAACATACACAACCAAAGCAATGCGTGACGCTAAAATACAAGAAGAGGTAGATAAACAGTACGGACAAATTTTTGGTGCTGGTTATGGTGGTGCTGGAGTTGGTGGAATACAAACACCCTTTCAGCAAACACTTGGACTTCTTGGCAGTTCCGGTGGAGGTGGAGGTGGTGGTGGTATGACCGCAGCGCAAAAAGCAGCGTTGCTCGGTGCAGAACTTGACCGTGATAAGTTCAACTACAGCAAAGAACAAGACGCTGTTGCTTTGGCAAAACAACAACAAGCACTTCAACAAATGCAGAATCAGTTAAACACTGGTGGGTACCGTGGAAATATTGACAAGTTACTTGAACTTATTTCTGGAATGGAAACAACTGGACAGGGAAATATACAAAGCGCATACGACACCTCTGTTGGGAATATTGGTCAGGGATACGATGCGGCAAGTGGTTTAATGAACACTGGATACAACGCAGTTGATGAATACTTACGGCAGAATCCAAACGACCCATACGCTAATCTAACTGCCTCGACTGTGAACGTAACAAATCCCATGGAACAGTTTTTGCAGGCGTATGGTGTGTCTAGCCCAGATATTCAGGCACAAGTTGCCGCAGAACAACTTTCCGCCAATCAGGGTTCAAACGCTTATAACGACTTTGTTAAGATGTTGAGTGGTGCCTCACAGCAGTCCGACAAGTCACGACTTGCCGAAATGCTGATGGCACGGAACATGGGCAATGTTGGTCTAGGTCAGCAACGTGCTGCTTATCAGTCTCAGGCTGCCAACCAACAACAGCAGGCAATGGCTGCTCTACAGCAACAGATTGCTCAGGCTCGATTCGAGCAGGAGTCCGCAGCAGGAAACAGGCAGCAAGATTTGATAAATCAAATTATTGCTGCTGGTGGTAATCCAAACCCACCTGCCGCACCACAGTCTCCAGCAGGCGGTGGCTCTCTGGTCTCTCCAGATGTACTGGCACAACTCCAAGCAGAACTCGGTGGTAT